CAAGCATGAAATCTTCACCTACTTGTTTATATCCTTCTTTTGTAGTGATTAAAGAACCAATACCACGAGAAGAAACTCCAAGAGTAACTCCATCTTTAAGTAAAGATTCTGCAATCTTACCCATTGGAGTTGAAAGAATTTGTGCTTTTCCAACAAAATTGTTTCCTTCTTTTTGAAGATCTACAATCTTATGTGAAACTCTATCAAGATTTACAGTAGGTCCATCTGGATGACCAAGCTCTCCAAGAGCACGTCCCTTTAAAACATATTGTTCATTATAACGCTTCACTTCCTTTTCCATAATGGACATAGGATACATACGACCATTTCTATTAACACATTCTGCTTGTAAAAATGGTCCTTTGATATAAAGTTTAGCTTCCTTTCCAGTTCCTTCTGTAATAAGCTCTACTTTTTCAATCTCTTCTCTTATTAGTTTCATTTTTTTTAACTTGTAAATGCTACTTTTGCTACTTTTACTGCAGTGTTAGATGACCAAATAATATCTTGTGGTCCTTTCTCAACAAATTCAACAGATTCAGATGCCATTGTCATAGTGCATGTGCTTGCATATCCAGAAATAGTGCTTTTAGCAATACTTACTGTAGAAACACCTGTATGACCATTCCATACTCTTAAACAAGTAGCATTTGATGCAGTATTTACATCTGATGCATTTACTGTTAGAGCATTTTCTCCATCAATTAATAATGTTCTTTGTGACATGGTTTTAAAAAAATAAGTTTTTATTCTTCACCGTCAAAATATTCTTCTGATTCATCACTACCAAAAATAGAGTTTGAAACAGAAGGTTTTAAAGAAGTTACTCTTTCTGATGCTTTTGAATATAAAAGATCTTTAATTTTATCGCTGATATTTGCTGGTGAATCATCAGCAATAATCATATCCATTAGTTCATCCATGATTTTGTTTTGATATTACAATATTATTATTTATATCTCTCCTCCTTTAGGAGCTTGCACAGGTTTTTCATCAATCTGAGGTTCTAAAGGAACTTGTCCCATTTCTCCGTTCATAGTATCCATTGGCATTCCAGTTTCTGGATCTACTGGTATGCTTGGATCAGGAATAACACCATCTTTGATTTCTTTTTTAATAAGTTTATCTTGCTCTATTATTTCTTCATCAGTCTGGCGAAGAATTTTTCTTCTCAAATAATCCTGAGAAAAATATCTACCAACATATGGCTCAGCAGTAACTGCTAGATTTAATCTTTCTGTTAATAGTTCAGATTCTTTTAACTCTGAGAAGTGATTATCATATAAGAAGTCATACTGTATATGCTGAGACATTTTTTCCCAATCTTCTGGAGTCACAACATTTTTTAAAAGTAACTGAGTTCTCAACATATCATTGAATAGATTTGAAAATCTTTTTCTTAAACGTCCAACAAACTTAGTAAACTTAAGTTCATCTCTTAAGATTTCAGAAGATCTGCCCAAGTTAAACCCACCTTCTCCATCCATTCTTGAGGGTGGAACATTAAGTGCTCTGTATAGTTTTTTCTTAAAATATTCAATATCAGTGATTTCTCCAAGATTTTGGCCTCCTGGCAAAGTTGAGATTTCTGTTCCCCTTCCACCCTCTCTGCGAGGCAACCAAAAATCTTCAAGCATTGACATGTACTTTTTGTCATCTCTTATTTCTCCAGTATTTGCATCATAAACTAGCTTGTTGCGATAACGCATCATTACGTCACGCAAATATTGTTCTGCTTTTACTTTTGGTAAGTTGCCAACATCAATATAAAATATACGACGTTCTGGTGCTCTGGATAATCTGTAAATAACCAGAGAGTCTTCAATCATTCTTAGTTGATTGAGAGCTTTGATGGACTTATGTAAATATGAAAGAACAGTATTTTTATTTCTATCTACTAATCCAGAACTGCAATATGAAACAGCATCTTTTGCAATTTTTATAGCACCTGATGGATTATTTTGAGTATTTAATCCGCTAGTTTTTGGTGTGTATTCAAAATACTCATCAATGATTGGAAAATCCAAGTTCATTGGATCATCCTTTTTAGATACAATGTTAATATCTAAGTTATTTTTTTTCTTTTTTGCCCTAACGTATCTCATTTTTAAGGCATCAATATGCCTTAATTCTTGTATTCCTTCCTGTGGATTTTTAATATCTATTACTTTATGATAATAAATTCTACCATCAATATACCAGTTTCTATAAATCTCATGACATTTTTTGTCAAAATCTAAAATATCTAAAATATTTTTAAACTCTTCTCTGATTTTTGTTTTTAAACTCTCACTAGCATTTAAATTTGATAACTCAATCTGAACAGGAACATCATATGTATCAGATACTATAGCTTCATTTACAATATCTTCAATGGCGCTATCAACTTCTGGATGTAGAGACATTTCTCTATATCTTTTGATTAAATCATGCTCAGTTTTATATACTCCCTCAATATCAACTGATGTTCCAAAAAATCCACTTGTTAGATAATAATCAACCCCATCCTCATTATTTTGAGGAATGGGGGATATCAGATCTTTAGAGTTATCTTTGTTATCATCAATTGAGAATCCAAACAATCTCGCCATTATTAAGTCCTATATACTACTTATTGTATATATTATTTATTATCCTTGAGCAACGTTAGTTCCAGCTCTTTCTGGATACCAGAATTGTACTTGGAATTCGACAGTAAACTCTTCAATGGTGTCCGTATTTTCATATGAAAGATCAATAGCAGAAATACTAGTTGGGAAAATATCCTTAAACTTGTATTGTGCTAGAACATTTGCATTTCCACCAGTTCCTGTTCCAGTTTCTCTACCGATTGATGCTCTACCAAGTTGAAGAACAGTAGCATCTGTCATATAATCGTTTGGATTTGTTATTCCACTATGATCAGAATACTGATTTACATTTTGCATCCAAGATTCAAATACTCTTCTGTGATCAAAAGCTTCATCATTAATAACAGTGATTGTCCAAACATCAAAAGTTCTGTCTCCAGCAACTTTCAATGTACGACCTCTGAATGGAACTTCGATTGGATTTATGGTAGATGCAGGAAGAGCTGCTGCTTTACATAAAAATGTAAAGTTTTCTGAATCATATACTCCAGTACCATCTCCTTGAATTCCTAAGTCGATACCACCAGGGATAGAAGGTAGTTGAACTTCAAAAAGATTTGGTCTTGCTCCTCCACCAATCAACTTAGATTTGAACTGGGATAAGCTTTTTAGGGTTGCCATTTTTTTAGTGCCTCCTTAGTAGTTATGTTAAGTGTTTATCAAACAGTTCCAACAACTTCTTCAAACGCAACACCTGTTCTAGTTGCTACGAATGTTAGAGTTACATAGTTAATAGACTTAGCAGGCTTCAAGAAGATGTCTGCTCTAAACTCATTATTATCAATAACATCTGGGGTATTATTTGATTCATCACATACAACTAAGAAACCATATAAACCTCTTTTAGCTTTAATATCTCTTAGATATGGTTCAACAATGTTCACAAAGTTCGCTCTTGTAATCTCATCATTTAGTTCGAATAACTGAGCTTCAGCAGATCTTTGAAGTGCTTGTTCAACAGTTAAGAATAAACGACGAACATTAATTCTATCGAATGCAGATGCATATCCAAGAGCAGTTTTATCACCAAACAACATAATTCCTATTCCTGGTTTATTAACAACAGAGTTAATTCTTGCAGGATATAACTTATCTCTTTGTGGTTTTGTTGGATTATATGCAAGTTTAATAGCATTATTTAATAATCCTCTTTGCTGACCTGCAGGAGAGAACCAAGGATATGCAAAAATTGAAGTTCTCACACACAATCCAGCAATATCAGCGTTGCAAGGAACATAACGGAACTTATTATTGAATCTATCGTAAGTATACTTATATCCACTATCAAATATTGCATAAGATGAAGATTCTAGAGGAGCAAAAAACTCAATAATATTATCTGTTTGTCTATTTTTGTTTGAAACATTTACAAGATCATCTCTATGAGGAGAAATAACTGCAATACAATCTTTTCTTCCATTTGCAAGGGCAATTAAATGATTTGCCTTTGCTTGTGAAGCAAACTTATTATTCATGCCTGGACCCATGATTAAATAATCAACTTCAACTTCATCTTTATCTTCAAATAGATTATATGAAGTGAAGATACTACCCAAATCTGCTTCTAATGATTGAGTCTCTGTAATAGATGTTTTAGCATTATAATCAAGTCCACCACTTAAAGTATATGTGACATTTCCAAGAGCACTAAAAGTTTTGCTCTGAGCTGGTTCATTCCAGCTACCATCAGAATCACTTACTGGAGAGAAGTTTGTTGAAAATCCAGTAGCAACAACTTCTTCATATGTGTAAAGATTATCGGAAGGATTATCACCGACAAAAATATAATCGGAATATTTTGCAATATATTCTTTCCACCATATTTTTAATGGTGCATTTTCAGAAGAAGTTGCATCAGTTGCTTTTGATAAAAATAGGTGCTTTTCTAAAAGATTTCCCTGAATACCAGTAACATTACCAGTATCATCAATGACTGCTACATGCATAGCATCATTTTTACCATTTCTTTCTGCTACAAACTGACTTGTAGTTGGTTTTGGAGCGATGGATCTCCATAAAATTTTCGCATTTTCTAACTCAATTATTTGTTCATCATACCAATCTGTAGCATCAGATTCTGCACTTCCTAAAGTTGCAGAAGCATTTGAAATCACATTTCCAGATGATCCTAAGACAACGATTGTATTTCCTGGTCTAAAAGATCTTAGTTGACTTCTTTCTTTATATGATATTGGAGTAACAACTCCGTTTGTAGATACTAGTCCAGTAACTTTAACATCAATAGTGCTATTACCAACTCCTGTTACTATTCCTCTTAAACTACCAGTGAATAGAGAAGTTGTTCCGATACCAGCAGAAGGAATACTTGTTAGTGCTGTTGAAACAGCATAACCAACAACAATATTAGCAGTTGCAGCTGCTCCAACATTAAGAATTTGATCTGCTTTGTCATCAATAACGCAAATTTTTAAATCATTTGACCAAGAACCAGGATTTTTTGCTGCAAAAATATAGTCTGCAATGTCATCTGCCCAAAACTCTTCATAGTTTTCATAGTTTAAAATCTTTAAAGCAGATGTTGATGCAATAGAAACACCTCCAGGACCTCTAATAGCAGAAGCATTTTTGAACTGATCATCTCCAGTTCTAACAACTTTCAGAACTCCTCCATAGGAAAGAAATGCTGAAGCTGACATCCAATACTCATATTGTGCATCCGTAGATTGAGGTCTTCCAAAAACATCAATCAGTTCTTGCTCAGTGGTGATGTCGGTAACATCATTTACAGGTCCCTTAACAAAAGGTCCGCAAATACCACCAATATTATCAAGTACATTATCAGCTCTTCCTACAGTTAAATCAACTTCCCTGACTAATACGCCAGGAGATAATTGAGGAGTTGCCATTTTTTAGTTCTCCGTATTACTCAGTTTATCTAAAAATATTTAGTAATACGTATACTTTCAGTTGATAAAACAATGCATGAACAACTACCAATCAGGATATTCCCACTTATCATTGACTTTAGGTGTCATTCTATTTGATATTACCCTTTTTATTGTACATTCTTTACACTCATATGCATAAGAAGATAGATTGTATTTATTCCTTCTTATTTTATAAAATCCATCAATAAGATCTTTTCTTTTACCACATTTTTTACAAGTTCTTTCTGTTAAATATAAATGCTCTTCATTAAAATGGTTTGATAAATCCATATTATCTATAATCCCACATGTACGACATGTCACCATATTCATCAGTAAACCATCTATCGCCATCAGGATCTACAAAAGAGGATCCTTCATCTAAACCATCAACAATAAAACCAAATGGGGACATATCCTGTTCTATTTGGTTTTTTTGTTCTTCATATAATCTTTTTCTAATATCTTGATCTGTTAGTTCTTTAAAATAATCTTGAGCAACTAACCATGCATAAATCACAAGACACATTGCTAGGTCATCATTACATCCATCTTCAGCTTCAAATGAATTATTTTTTTGTATAAATGTAGTTAACTCTGAGATTATTTCATAGTCATTAAATATTAGTTTATCTTCTTCAATCATAGTTTTTAGATTGAGAGCACCAACTTTTTTTACGGTTTTAGACATTTTTACACCAAGTTGAGTCTTTTTACCACTAAAACCCTGACCTACAATTTGACCTGCTCTACCTCTCATAGAACACATAAGAAGATTTTGATATTCTAAATCGTATTGGATAATACTTGCTACTTGATCTCCAATATCATTAACTTCACAAAGAATATACGCTCCATTGTAGTTTTTTGCAACGTCATATATGATATTCGGAAATAGCATAGGTTTTATCTCATTATTTCTATACTTTGCAACTACTTTATGAGGAAATTCTGTTATATCTACAACTATAAATGCAGAATAATCTTCACTAACTCCTCTAGCTACGTCTACCGTAATAACATAATCGTGATTTTTTTCTACTTCCTTATAAACATCTAATCCAACATTTTGTTTGATTGGATTATCATATATCATAGATTTGAGTTTGCTAGGTGCAATAAGAGTATCAACAGAACCTAGAAACTCACATTCAAACTCAACTTTAAACTGCTGCTCTGAAGTGTTTGCTATAGTTTGAGCTTTCCATGCAGCATCTCTTCCAGGAACTTCGGACCAATGTACTTCTGTTGGAATATATTCGTTTTTCTTTCTTTCTGCATCATGCCAAAATCTATAAAAATGGTTCATACCGTGAGGAGTAGAAACCATGATTACTTTTGTGTTTTTACCAGAAGTAATAGTAGGATAAACAGAGGCAAAAAACGAGTCAGCAATGTGATTTGGGACAAAAGCGAACTCGTCGAGAAAGAGGATGTTAAACGACATACCTCGGACAGCACTTGCAGACGTAGAAGCAGCCAAAATCTTTGATCCATTTTCTAACTCAATGTTACCTCTATTCCATGCTATGATACCTTGTTGCATCCATTTAGGCAAATTTTCATAAGCAGTTGCTAATCTACCAAGAAGTTCTCTTGCAGTTGCCGCTTTGTTTGCTAGAATACCAATATTAACGCTATCATTAAAAATCAGATAATGTAACAAATATGAAACTACAGTTGTAGATTTACCAGTCTGCCTTGGCATTTTGCAGATATTAAATCTATTATTGTGGAAATTTTTGATTAAATTTTCTTGAAAGTCGTATGGATGAAACTGAGTTAGACCTTCATCAAGAGAAACAATCTTAATATAGTTATGTGCAAAATACACAGGATCATCTTTACATTTAATAAATTCTTCAATTTGATCTTGCGTAAACTCAATCTGTGTATTTGCTTTTTTTAGATTGGGATTACCTAAGTATACTTCACTCATAATTCGTTTTTAATCAACAGTAAATCAAAAGAAGCGGTATATCTACCATTATTACTTCTTGTCGTTAATCTTACATCTATATCAGAATGTTCTGTTATTTTTTGTGGAAATGCAAACTTATAAAAATATTCTCCACCAGATCCACTAACTTCAAAGGTATGTCCAACCCTAAATGCTTGTCCAATCGTATTATACCTAATCATCATAAATCCAGTAGCATCTGCACCTGCCTGAGCACTACATACACCCTGATATAAGTATCCAGTATATCCGTTTGGTATCGTATATATTGACATTAGAGTTTGTCCAAGTCCTGCGTTAATCCTAAGAACTTGTGTTCCTTCTCTAGAAAAATTTAATTCTCCTACATTTGTGGATCCAGTTTTTACGTATCCACGAAAAACTCTTTTAAAAATTTTAGTTCCAGTAACAGTTCCTGTACTTGATAATGTGAAATCTTCTTCAATAATATCCCAATTTGAATCTAGACCAACAATAGTTACAACTTTACTATTATCATCTGCACCAACTTGTTCTGCTACAAGAACCCCAGGAGTATTAAAAGCACTCCAAGGATAAAGAGTATCTCCCTTATCCCAAACTGTTGCGGTAGTATTTGTTGATTGTGATGGAGTTGCTCCGAACTTGTGAATGGTTGATGCTCCACGAACTTTTCCGCGAGCAACATTTAAATCAAATTGTTCATCCCAAATAAAGCTATCAAAAGACATAACTAATCAATCCATTGAAGTTTTGCTGGATGGTATCTTTGTACTTTTTCTATATTTGGATTGTTATCTTCAACTGGATATATGTTATGAACAACTGCTCCAGGATAATCTTTTTGCAACATTTCACACAATTCAGGTTTTGATGGAATCCCAGTTTTTGTCAACATAGAAAATCTATGCAAACTTCCCTGCCACATTACATCTGCAAGATATTTCTCAGATATATCCTCGTTTTTTTGATCTGAGTTAATGTAAATATTACCAGTAAAATCTCCAGAAATATTTACAGATTCTGAAATAAACTGTTTAAATGATTTCATCTTCCTTAGTGTTATTATTTTGCGTTATTGTCCCAGTATTTTGTTCCATATGCACATTCTGATCTTGCTTCCATTTTTTTACATTTAGGGCAATATTTTTTTTCTGATTCTTCAGAGACTTGGACTATTGGTTTTCCTGGCTCGTAATCAGATACATGAAAACTGTATACTCGTGCTCCTGGATATACTTTTTCTATTTCAACTTGAATATCCTTTCTACTTGGAAGTTTTGTTTGTGGGAAAAACATCTTTATTCCATGATAAGAACCTTTCCAAGTTAAGTTAACCAATACAATATTTCCAGTTTTTGCTGGAATTCTAATCGCTTCGGAAACTAATGGATCTGGTGTGATTAAATCAACAACCTCTAAAAAAGTATTTCCATTAGCATCTTCGATTGTTACTTTATTTTCTTTTTCTTCAACATTTAAAGTCTTGGGATAGTTCTTATCCCCACGCTTTGCTGGCGCTTTTCCACGCTTTCTTTTAGCCCAAACATTTGGCCAGAGTCCTTCATTTTTTTTCTCTTGAAGGATTTCTTCTACGATTTTATCTACTAAAGAGACTTCATTTTTTATAAAACTTGGAATATCTACTCTTGCAGAAGGACGTAATTTCGCTTTAGCAACATTGGATTCATTTTCATTAGGTGATTTTATCATCTTACGAATTTTGTTCTGTCTTTTTGCAGAAGAATGCTCTGGTTTATTGATTGGGTGATTTAAACTCATGGTTTTAAATATTCTTCCTTTTAATATTTATTCTTCTTTTATTTTTTGTTGTTTCAATAGTTTTGCTAAATCTGCTGTTGATCCAACAAAAAGTGCATTTGTAACGTTTGTTGGAGATTTTTTTGTTCTATCCTCATCAATATCTTTCATTTTTTTCTGAAGATCTATAAGTTTATCTGTAGTATCTGATACATTTTTTATGAGTTGACCAAGCACTTCATATGCTCTTGCAGATTCTGTTTCTTGAGCTAACTCAAGAACACTATCAATAGCTTCTTGACCTTTTTC